TCGCTCCCGGCCACCAATAACCTACATGCTGCTTTAGCTCAGATGGTAGAGCATCGGTTTTGTAGTCCGAGGGTCGAGGGTTCGAAGCCTTCAGGCAGCACCAAAGTTTATCGGAAGATGCCGCGCAGGGCGCAAAGCGGTCTTGAAAACCGTGGCACTCAGGGATGGGTGACTGTTCGATTCAGTCATCTTCCGCCAATCTTTCATCAACCTCATAAGAGCGTTATGGATAAGAAAAGTAAGCAGTTGGGCATGAGTGCAAGTACTGCAGCCCATAGGCTTCGAGTGGATTTGTTGTTCAAGTTCGCAATCCTCTCTGGGCATAAGTGCTACCACTGCAACGGCGATTTGGTCCGCGAAACTTTTAGCATCGAGCACAAGAAGGCTTGGCTAGATTCCGCAGACCCCAAAGCCATCTTTTTTGATCTTGATAACATTGCATTTAGTCACATTGGATGCAATTCGGCCAACAAGCGGCATCCTCACCAGAAATATTTTTCAGAAGATGAGCGCAGGGCCGGCGCTTTAAAGGCGCAAAGGGAATGGAAGAGAAATAACTACAGTGCCACCGCAAGAGCAAAGAAATTTGCTGAGCGAGGGAACTGATTTCCTTCATCTTCCGCCAGTTATAGGAAAGCTAACCTGCCAGGGCGCAGGCGCTGATTGCTAATCAGTCGGACCGCTTGCGCGGTTGGAGTTCGAGACTTCAGTTTTCCGCCATGGAGCGTTGCCCGACCGGTAAGGGGTGCGGCTGTAACCCGCAAGCACGCTAGTTCGTAGGTGGTTCAATTCCATCACGCTCCACCAGAATTGATCCTGTATGGCAAGCGTTGCAGAACTCGGACCTGAAATCCGGACTTGCCCGTCAATAGTCCCCGGCTTCGCCTGGGGATTTCTTGTATCAAGATGCGTGTATCTGGCCGTGCCTGGCAGCGCGGTAACCCCAATTGGCATGCCAGTGCTGAAAGGGTATCGACTGGAAGCCGGACTGCGCCGACGGCCCTACGGGTTAAGACGCTAGACTTCCCATTCCGGACAGCGGGTACAGCCATGTTGATGCATATGCAGCCGTAGCTCAATGGTAGAGCTGAAGCCTTCCAAGCTTAAGACGAAGGGTTCGATTCCCTCCTGCTGCTCCATATAGTTGTTCGTTTGTCTCCTCCTCTGGTTGCGACCAGTTCGCCTGCCGTCTTCGGATCGCGGGCTTTTTTATTTTTTGGGGCAGAGATGCGCTTCGCTCTTATTCAAGAGTATGGCGGCGATGGCCGGATCTACATTGATCACGGCGATGAGCCAGCGCCAGGCTATCTCTTCCTTTCGGAAGTCGAGGCTTCCGAGTGGCTTGAGGCCAAGTCAAAGTTGGGTTTCCAGCTTTCCGACACGCAGGAGTTTTTGCTTGAACGTCACCGGCGATCCCCGGGCGGCCTTGAGGCATGGCTTGATCGTATCGGATCGCAGATGGAAGCCACTGAGGACGAATAGGCCATCAGCACTCATGGCGCTTCGGCGCTAACAACGCAGGCGGCCGTTGCCGCTCATTCAGCGGGATGCCGCCACGCGCCGCATGCTTACCGCTCTCGGGACGCTGTAATCCGAACTGGGCCGGGATTATTCCCGTGCCCATCCCAATTTAACTGAAGCCGCCACCTAAAAAGGGCGGCTTTTTGCATTTTAAGAGGGCCACCGTGCTGAGTAATCCCGATCAACTGAACCAAGTATTGACCTACAACGGTCCAGGCGGCGCGGTTGACACGATCACCGCTGGCCCTGACAACTTTGGCAATTTCTACCGTCAGACTCTGACCTACACCGGGACCAATGTAACCAATGTATCGGCGTGGGTGAAGGTGGTGTCGTAATGAGTCTCTCGTCAACCATCATTTCAGCCAAGATTCTGAATCTTGGTCAGTGGCCTGTGCGGGTGACTGGTACCTTCTCGGCTGGAAGCGTGCTTACCGCTTCTCTATCGCCGGGATACGCAGCAACCGGTTATCAATGGACACGCAACGGTTCTGATATTTCCGGTCAGACCAGCTCCACCTACACCGTCCAAACATCGGACCGCGGAACCACGATTGGCTGTCGTGCAACTGGGATCTCTTACGCAGCCAACGGTAGTGCCGTGCCCCTGGTCGTGCCAGGCGCGCCTACGGGTGTCTCGGCATCCGCTGGCAACAACTCCGTTACCGGCACGTTCACGGCTCCGACTGACAACGGCGGCAGCGCGATCACCGGTTACCAGATGAAGGCTTACCGCGCCTCCGACAATGCCTATCAGGGTATGGCAACTGGCAGCGCCAGCCCGATCACATTGAACGGATTGACCAATGGCGTGGCGGTCTACGTGACCGTTGCAGCGGTGAACGCCATTGGCGTGGGAACGCCTTCGGCGGTGTCCAGCAACGTCACGCCGAAGCTTGCGATCGCAAGCCAAAATGTCCCGAACCATGCACTTCTGACTGTTGGCGCAAACGTCAATATCACCACGGGTTGCTTGCAGCAAGAAGCGTCTGGCCAGGTCGTGGCGGTTCGTCTGTGTGTCGCGAGCAAGACGCTTGCAAATCAGGTATTGCCCAAGTTCAAAGCCGTCGTCGCAACATCTGACACGGTCGGCGGCAACAACGTCAACGACACTTGGCAACCGAATGTCAACGGCACGGTGTATGCGGCACCGGTCGACAGCCAAGGGCGCGGTTGGGCGCCTGTCACCTGGAACGGCGGCCAAGCCGACTTCACGATGCCAGCGGCCACCGGCGACAGCGCACAAACCGCAAATGCAGTCATTCGTTCCGACCGTATCCCGCTGGCGTCTCGTGCGCGCAAGTCCGGCGAGACGGGCGGCCCGATGTTCCTCGCTCGGATGGAGCAGATGCTGCCGACAGGGCAGTGGACTTATGTCGGGGCAGACTACCGCCCATATGCCGCAACGATTGGCCAATCCGGCGTCCGTGCATGGCGTGCCAGTCGGCTAAATGGGACGGGTGCGGGCGTCTCGAACCTGGCGTTGAACCCGCCCGACCTCAACTCCTGGTACATGCTGCCGTTCTGGTTTGAGTTTGAGTACGCGCAACCGCATTTCGCGCTGCTGATTGGCGGGGATTCCCGCTATGTCGGCGGCGGACATCCTGTGGTGGCTGGTACAACGTGGGCAATGCAACCGCTGCAGGCGGCCAACTTGGCAAAGCCGATAGACGTCTGCACGATGGGGGCTTCGGGCTTTTCTAGTTCGCAGTACCTCAAACTCATTTCCGACTACCTTGCCGCAGGCGGTTCGGCCACGCATGTCCTGTTCCCTGTGCACACCCCGAACGACAGCATCACCAGTGCTGCCGCAGGTGATGCGGCTATCGCGCGCGCGGACGCAATGATTACCGCGCTGACAGCGAAGGGAATCGTAACGATTCTGGCGACCGGCTATGCGTGCGGGTACAACGGAACGGCCGAGCAACAACGTCAACGCTTGATCCAGTGGGCAAAAGACCAGGCGACGGCCGGGCGCGTCATCCTCTTCGACAATGCCCCGATCATTTCAGACACGACCACCACGCCGGGTACCGGAGTCATCGCATCAGCCTACGTGTATTCAGGCGATAGCATCCACTGTAACGAAGCTGGCAATACCGCTCTTGGAAACGCCTTGGCTACCCTGTTCCAAGGCCTGCAGTAAGAGGCCTACAGGGGCATCAACATCGAGTAGTGTCCGCTCGCCGGCAACACGGGTAAATGGCCGGCGGCCGGCACGAAGACGAGGCCTATCCTTCTCTGGCGCAATGCCAGTTTCGTAAGGCGCGGGGCCGGCCAATCCTGAATACACCATGGCAACCAAAGGCAAAAAGACAGAAGTGCTAAATGCGCTGAAGCGTCCGTATCCGCCCGCGGTTGTCATGGATGAGGATTCCCCCAAGTTTGCGCCTGCCCCAGAAGTCGGCGCATGGGTGAGGGAAGAAATCTTGACGCAAGGCGGCGCGATCTTCAATCCAGATCACGCTCACCTTGAATGGGCCGACATTGCATTTCTGTGGGCACCCAACGGATTCACGAAGCAAGGTCGCACGGTGCTTGGTCAGTGCGAGGAAGTCACCTTCCGTTGTGGACCCTGGCAAAAGGGGCGGCAGGTCCAACAGATGAATGAATGGTTCGGCCGCGTGCCGGCCTATCTCATCACCCTGGATGCCCAGTACTGCGCCACCTGCTCTGATCTGGAATTCTGCGCCCTGGTCGAGCATGAACTCTTCCATATAGGGCAGCAGCTTGACGAATTCGGCCAGCCAGCCTTCAACAAGGAAGGGCTGCCAAAGCTTCAACTCCGGTCACACGATGTCGAAGAATTCATTGGCGTAGTAAAGCGCTACGGCGCAACAAAGGATGTCGCCAGGATGGTAGAGGCGGCAAAGGCTGGCCCCGAATTGGCTCAACTCAACATTGCGAGGGCGTGTGGAACGTGTCTGCTGAAAGCGGCTTGATCTTGACATGACCTTGACGGAAGGCAACTCATGGCGGCACTCAAGGACGATGTGAAGGCGTTCATCGTGCAAGCCCTGGCGTGCTTCGACAAACCGTCTCAGGTTGCCGCATCCGTTAAGGATCAGTTCAAGCTTGATGTGACACGGCAGCAGGTTGAATGCTACGACCCGACCAAGTATGCCGGGCGCGGTCTGAACAAGAAATGGCGCACGCTATTCGAGGATACGCGGGAACAGTTCCGCAAAGATTCGGCAGCCATCGGCATCGCCAATCGCTCGGCGCGCTTGCGCTTGCTGGACCGCATGGCAGAGAAGGCGGAAGCCAAAGGCAACATGGCGCTGGCCATGCAGATTCTGGAGCAGGCCGCCAAGGAAATGGGCGACATGTACATCCGGCCCAAAAATGACGGCGGTTCCAATGAGCGCGTGATTAGGGTCATCAACAGCCCTGATGAAGACGACTGATGGCCGATGTAGTCAAACTGCAGAAATTCCACGCCGGCCAGAAGAACATTTACCGGAACCGCGGTGAGCAGACGGTGATCCGCTGCGGCCGCCGGTTCGGCAAGACAACGATGTTCGAGACATCGGCGGCGAACTTTGCCACGCACCAGAAGCGGTGCGGCTGGTTCGCGCCCACATACAAGCTGGTTCTGCCAAGCTATAACCGCATCCTTGCGATGCTGCGCCCCATCGTCAAGAGCTCGTCCCGCATTGACGGGATTATCGAGTTGGAGACCGGTGGGGCGATTGAATTCTGGACGCTGGTTGATGAGGATGCCGGCCGAAGCCGTTTCTACGACGAGGTTTTCATTGATGAAGCGAGCCTGGTCAAGAAGGGGCTGCGCGACATCTGGGAGCAGTCAATCGCTCCTACGCTGCTGGACCGTGGCGGAAACGCCTGGATGGCCGGCACGCCCAAGGGCATAGATGACGAGAACTATTTCTATCAGGCCTGCATTGACCCGAAATTAGGCTGGAAAGAGTTTCACGCGCCGACGTCGGCGAATCCGATGCTGGATGCTGCCCGGGTGGCTGCGCTGAAAGATAAGTATCCGCCCTTGGTCTACCAGCAGGAATATCTGGCTGAGTTCGTGGACTGGTCAGGCGCGGCATTCTTCTCGCTGGACAAGCTGACGCAAGATGGCGCTGGCGTGGATATGCCGCAGCACTGCGACTATGTGTTCGCGGTCATTGACAGTGCCATGAAAGACGGAACGCAGAATGACGGTACCGCAGTCATCTATTTTGCGGTGTCGCGGCACTTCGGTATCCCGCTGACGATTCTTGACTGGGACATTATCCAGATCAACTCGGACATGCTGACCGTCTGGCTGCCGAACGTGTTCCACAACCTGGAGCATTTCGCAAAGCTGACCAAAGCACGCCAGGGATCGGTTGGAGCCTTCATCGAAGACAAGGCATCTGGGATCACGCTGAATCAGCACTCGGAGCGCATGGGCTACCCAGGCCATCCGATCGAAGGCGATATCACCAACATCGGTAAGGATGGCCGCGCGCTTGCCGCATCTGGCCCTGTCTTCCGCGACGAAGTGAAAATCGCCAAGCCGGCGTTCGAGAAAGTCAAGGAATACAAGAATCAATCGAAGAACCATCTGATCTCGCAAGTGTGCGGATACCGGATCGGTGACAAAGACGCGCACAAGCGGGCCGACGACCTGGCCGACTGCTTTACCTACGGCGTGATTATCGGACTGAATGGCAGCGAAGGTTTCTAAATGGCGACAGTAAATGTTTCGGCTTCGGCGCTCACCACGCCGCTGCAAGAACTGTTGATGGCCGATGACATTTCGCCTGGCGCGGAGGCCAGCTATCAGATCTGCAAGACGATCTACGCCTACCATCCGCTGGGTGGCAAGATGGTGGACACGCCGATCAATCTGGCAATGAGCCAGGAGCGCAAGATTGCCATTCCAGAAAGCCCGGAGGATCGTGTCCGCGAGGCCTTCCGCAATGAGTGGCGCGCGCTGAACGCTGACAAGTACATCCGCAACACCATGAGCATCGGGCGGATTTACGGTGCGTCGGCAATCGTGTACGGCGCAGAGGGCGTGCCTACTGACCGCCCGATCAAGCCTGGCGATCTTGCTGACCTGAAACTGTATTTCAACGTGCTGGACCCGTTGAACACCGCGGGCAGCCTGGTGCTGAATCAGGATCCGAACGCGCCGGATTTCCAGAAGCCCACGATGGTGACGGCGGCCGGCCAGAAGTACCACGCCTCACGCGCCTGCGTGTTCATGAACGGCGAGCCGGTCTACATCCAGTACACCAACTCGGCATTCGGATACGTGGGCCGCTCGGCATTCCAACGCGCTCTGTTCCCGATGAAGTCGTTTGTGCAGTCCATGGTGACTGACGACATGGTGACCCGCAAAGCGGGGGTTTTGGTTGCGAAGATCAAGACTACCGGCTCCATTGCCGACCGCGCCATCCAGACTTTTAACCGCATGAAGCGGAACATCGTCAAGGAAGCTGAGACCGACAATGTCATCAGCATCACGACCGAAGAAGCCATTGAATCGCTGAACCTGGTCAACACCGATACGGCGATGACCACGGCGCGCAAGAACATCATCAACAACATCGCCACGGCGGCTGACATGCCGGCGAAGCTGTTGAATGAGGAATCGTTCGCGGAAGGCTTCGGAGAGGGCACTGAAGACGCGAAAGCTGTTGTTCGTTACATCGAGGGCCTGCGCAAGGAAATGCAGCCGCTCTTCGACTTCATGGACAGCATCGTGATGCACCGGGCCTGGACGCCGGAGTTTTACAAGACCATCCAGGCTGAGTTCCCCGAGTACAAGGACGTCGGCTATACCGAGGCCTTCTATCGCTGGAAGAACTCATTCATTGCGGAATGGCCTTCTCTGCTGGTTGAGCCCGAGTCCGAGCTGGTCAAGGTGGAAGACACCAAGATGAAGGCGCTCATGTCGGCAATCGAGGTGCTAACCCCGGCAATGGATCCGGACAACAAAGCCCGTCTGCTGGAGTGGTTTGCGGACAACCTGAACGACAGCAAGCACCTGTTCAAAAATCCGCTCATCCTGGACTTTGATGCACTGCGGGAATACACCCCGCCTGAGCCGCAACCCGAGCCGCATGAACCAAAACCGATGAACCTCTGAGATGGCCTCTTTTTTCAAAACGATCACTGAGGCCATTCGGTACTACGAAGAGAACGGATTCGATTCGATCGAGAAGTTGGAAACCTGGATCGAGCGTATCAAGAAATCGGCTTACGCGGAGCTGGTCCCCGAGTCAGTTCTCAACGAAACGCTGAACGCGGCTCTGCGCAACATCTACACCAAGCAGATTGACCGCGGCCAGATTCTAAAGATGCACCCGGAGGCCTCGCAGTTCACGGTCAACAAGCTGAAACCGAAGCTGCGCGCGGAGCTGGATCGGCGCGTTGCGATCTCCAAGGGTCTCATCAAGCTGAACCGCCAGCAGATGATTGAGAAGACGACCCAGCGGTTTGCCGGCTGGGCCAGCTCGATCCCTGACGGCGGAAGCAGGGCGGTGGAAGTCAAGGATGTGAAGGACAACATCCGCAAGGCCATGACGCAGCTGCCCTTCGAAGAGCGGCGCGTGTTGATCGATCAAGGAACAAAGTTCGTCGGCGCACTGAATGAGATCATCGCCCAAGACGGCGGGGCCATCGCTGCAGAGTGGCACATCCACCGTGCGCCGGGATACAAGAACCGCCATAACCACGAAGACCGTGACGGCAAGGTTTATGCCATCCGCGGTAACTGGGCGATGGAAAAGAGCCTGATGAAGGCCGGTCCAGCTGGGTATTACGACGACATCACGAAGCCAGGAGAAGAAGTATTCTGCTCGTGCCACGTTAGATACATGTATGCGTTGCGGGAGCTACCGCCAGACATGCTAACTATCAAGGGACAAGAAGCCCTAGATGAAGTGAGAAAGAAACGACAAGCCGCCAAATAGGGCGGCTTTTTTATTGGAGGTCAATGTGCCACTTGAACAAGGTTCAAGCAACGAGGCCATTGGGAAGAACATCGCAGAGCTTCGGCAATCTGGGCATCCAGAAAACCAAGCGGTCGCGATCGCCATGAAAACAGCGGGGAAGAGCACATCCGATAGTGAAGTGCTCATTTCCGCGGCTGGCATCGCGTTTCTTTCTGGTGACAAAGTCCTCCTGCTCAAGCGCGGTGATGGCGGTGATTATCCCGGGCACTGGGCATTTCCAGGCGGCCATGTCGAGCCAGGCGAAAGCCCAATGGACGCGGCAGTGCGCGAATGCTTCGAGGAAACCGGGCATCTTCCCACTGGCACGCTGCGCCAGATTGGGTTTTCCGACAACGGTCAAGTGCTTTTTACGACCTATGGGAAGGTTTCGGAAGAGTTCACGCCTGTTCTCTGCGATGAAAGCACTGCATGGGAATGGGCGAAGTTGGATGATCTGCCAGAACCTTTGCATCCTGGCACGCGGATGACTCTCGAATCCGGCGCCCTAGATTCGATCGACCCGCGCAAGATGAATGAGCTTGATCTTGCGCGCGCCATGGCAGCTGGCGAACTCCCGTCGCCCCAGCGGTACATGAACGTTTGGCTTTTTGCCATCCGAATCACCGGAACTGGAGTTGCATACCGGCGCGGCGCAGATCAGTTCGTGTTCCGCGACCCCAGCCTTTACATGAACGATGAGTTTTTGGCACGGTGCAATGGGCTGATCACCATCGCGGAGCATCCCGAGAAAAACACGCTGGACTCGAAAGAGTTCTCTGACCGTGTGATCGGATCTGTCTTCCTTCCGTATCTCAGGCCTGAAATTAGCGAGGTCTGGGGCATCGCAAAAATCTATGACGAAGTGGCGGCCGCCGTGATGTTGGAGCACCAGCTCTCGACATCACCGACTGTCGTCTTCAGAGACCCAGCAGTAAATAGCACCATCAAGTTAGACGATGGGGCGACCCTCTTGATTGAGGGGAAACCAAGCCTACTCGACCATGTTGCGATCTGCATCAAGGGCGTGTGGGACAAAGGCGGTCCGCCAACCGGCGTTTCTACCAACAACCTTCAGGAATCCAATATGACCCCCGAAGAACTGAAAGCTAAGGCGGACGCCGAGGCAAAGGAAAAGGCTGATGCCGAAGCAAAAGCTAAGGCAGACAGTGAAGCAAAGGCCAAGGCCGATGAAGAAAAGATCGACAAGTTGATGACTGCTGTCGATTCTTTGATGAAGCGTATCGGCGACATGGAAAAGGAAAAGGCCGATTCGGCTATGTCCGCTGAGGAAAAGGCCAAGGCCGATGCCGAAGCCAAGGAAAAGGAAGAAGCTGAAGCGAAAGCCAAGGCCGATGCTGAAGAGAAGGAGCGCGAAGAAAAGGCGAAGGCTGACGCGGAAGAAACGCGCCGCAAGATCGCTGAACTGGAAGCGCGCATTCCGAAGGAGCTCTCCGACGCCGACTATGCATCGATGGCTGATGCCCAAGCACGCGCCGATGAGGTCTTCTCCGCCTTCGGTGACTCCGCACCGCGTCCGCTGAACGGCGAATCGCTGGTTGCCTACCAGAAGCGCCTGACCACCAAGCTGAAGGGCCACAGCAAGGCCTGGAAGGAAATCGATCTGATGAAACTGGACGACGGCGCCTTCGTCATCGCCCAAGGCCAGATCTACGCCGATGCGATGTCCGCAGCGATGCACCCGACCGACCTGCCGGCCAATGGCCTGCGCGAGATCTTCAAAACCGACCGCGCCGGCCGCCGCATGAGCGAGTTCGTGGGTTCGCCCAACGCCTGGATGGCCGATTTCAAACTGCCTGCCCGTCTCATGCAAGGCATCTCCAAGGAAGGGAAGTAAATCATGGCGAGCAATATCGCATTTAACCCGTACCTGACCACGAACGCCCTGGGTTCGTTCTCGGTTCAATCCAATGGTCTGGTGCAAGGCGCCGCCATGGATGACCCGTCTGTTCGCAACTACCTAGCAGGCGGCACCCTGGCTTTGAACGAAACCCTGCCGATGTGGGGTGGCATCGCCATCTTCGAGAACATCCCGGGAGCGACCTCGGATGGCGCCACCGGTGGCACCGTTGGCCGCGCAACCTCGCTGACCAACCTGACCGGCTTCTCGGTGGTGAACCAGGCTCACAACTGGGTTACCAGCCCGCAGAGCCAAGCCCCCAGCGCTGGCGCCGGCATGACCGTGCCGTTCTACCGCATGGGCTCTGGTGCCCGCATCGCTGTGGCCATGGACCCATCGCTGGTCGGCCTGGATGGTGGCCTGATCACCCAGCAAGTGTCCTGGGACTTCAACAACCAGCGCCTGCAAGCCTACGACGCATCGACTCCGACTGTCTCGGTAACCTCGATCACCTCGTCGTATTCCAACGGCGTGTACACCTTCGTCGTCGTGGCTGCTGCCTCGACCACCGAAGGCGCGGTTGGCGATGCCATCAACGTCAGCGGCGTGACCGGTACCGGCGCAAGCTTGGTGAACGGCAACCAGATCATCACCGCCTACACCGACAACCAGAACTTCAGCTTCCAGGTTCGCGCGGCTTCCGGTGCCATCGCCACCGGTGCACTGAGCGGCACCATCGTGCTGAACTACGGCACTGGCGCTCTGCCGGTCAAGGTGCTGGAAACCCAAGTGGGCAACAGCAAGATCATCGCCTACGACGCCGTCAACAACTACGTCAACTGGACCAACAACGGTTCGGCGGCCGTGATTCTGATCTAAGGAGCTTCAAACATGGCAAACGTCACGCCCGCATTTGTTCGCGTCAACCCGAGCTATGCGATGCCGGAAATCCTGTTGCAATATCAACAGGCCTCCGGCGCATTCGATACCCTGGCCACCGGTGACCCGATGGTTCGCTTGGGTGAAGGTGATCTGGCTGTCTACATCAAGCGCTTCGATGTTCGCACCAAGGTCGCCGCCGGCCAGTCGGCCTACAACAGCCTGCCGTCGGCCAGCATCACCGCCAACGAGATCAGCACCCCGACCTATCTGATGCGTACCCGTGCAGAGTACGACCATCACGATACTGCAGCTTTCGGCCGCTGGGGCGCATCGATCGTGGAAGGTCAGCGCCTGGCCATGCGTCAGGGCATCTTCCAGCAGCTGCGCAATGGCCTGCTGTACGGCTTCAACCCAGCCAACGGCGAAGGCCTGCTGAACACCAACGGCGCAACCTCGCTGAACCTTCCGGCCGATATGAACGGCAACACCACCATTTCGACCTACGACAATGGCGCGCTGGCCATCTTCATCCTGTCGCAGATCTCGGCTGCCAAGACCGCGACCATGCAAATCGGCATGCCGGTACGCATCTCGATCCTGACTACCCAGCGCATCCTGGCTGCGATCGAATACCAGGGCATCGTTCAACTGACCCAATTCCAGCGTCAAGGCGCTGGCGTGGCGTCGGTGCGCGGTACCGTGGAAGCGGCTGCTGACTGGAATGGCGACGAGGTGACCTGGAACGCTGACGATACCCTGATCGGCAAGGGCGCCGGCGGTACCGATGCGATCATCATCACGATCCCGGAAGTCAAGAAGCCGGAAGGTCGCACCATCAACACCAACGAGTTCGCCAAGCTGGCTCCTGGCCTGTCGGCCTGCAACCTGCAGCTGATGGACATGGCCGCACCGCGAGAAATCCCGACCCCGCTGCCTGGCGGTGCAATCGACGTTCTGTCGGAACTGCGCGCAACCTCCGGCTGGGCCGTTCGCCCGGAAGCAACCCGCATCGTATCCGCCCCGTTCTAACCGGGCGGTAGCGCCGTGTGCGCTGCAGATAGGTTGGCGCAACCGAAAGCGTGTCCCTGTCACGTTTCTGCAGACACTTTTTACAGGGGAATGGGCCTCATGCTGATGCATGGGGCCTTTCTTTTTCAGGGAAAAGGAAAACGCTATGTCTCGTCTTTTCATTGCCAACACTACCAAGCAGAACCACGAATTCCATTACTGGATGCCCGAACAGCGAAAAACCATCGTCAAGATGATCCGCGCCGGCAGCCAGGAAGAGATCCACCCGGGCGCCGGACGCGAGGCACACGAATACATCGTGGCCCAGCACGTGCAATTCGGGCTCAAGCCGGTCAATGAGATCGACCGCACCAAAGAGTTCGTCGGTCTGTGCTATCAGTTCGATCGCCCGATTTCCTCGGAGCGCATGAACGAAACCTTCGAGCACAACGATGAAGTGCTGAAGCAGCAGGCCCAGGAACGCCGCAAGGAAGCCGCGATCGCCACGGAAAGCCAGCTGGAAGAGATCGCCAGCCAATCCCACAATGGCCTGCGCAACTTTGAGGTCGAAATCGTAGAAGAGGCTCAGAAGGGCGTCGATATCCAGGTCAACGAGACCATCGAAGTTGCCCGTCCTGGCCGCCGCGGCCGTCCGCGCAACAGCAACTGATAGGGGCGCGCATGCAAACCACCGAAGCGGGGTTCTTGGACTTCATCAGGAATGTGGCCGGAATTCCGACTTCGGCGCTCCCAGACGCAAGCCCTTACATTGATACGGCTTATCAGATCGCCATTGCATTGACGTCGCTGGAACTTCAGTGCCTGAGCAATGGCCTGATCTACAGCCAGGCCGTCTACAACCTGGGGGTGAGCAATATCCTGAATTGGGCGCCAGATCAGTCTGGGAGCACCTATTTCAGTGATCTGCGCAAGGAATTCGGCATCAACAGCTTCGTCGGCGGGACGATCAGTTCTAGTGCAGATGTGAGCACGTCCGAATCTCTGCTGACACCGGATTTCCTGAAGGGGCTGACGTTGGCCAACCTGCAGCAACTGAAAGACCCATTTGGCCGGCAGTGGCTGATGTACCAGCAATCTATCGGAACGGTCTGGGGCATTTCCTGATTGGAGTGAAAAATGGCAGCAGCGAAGGACTATGCAAGCCCGATGGAGGATGGTGGCAACAATGCCACCTCTTCGCCGGCCGCAGCTGCCGCCTCTGGCTCAAGTGGGCTGACGCTGCACCTGGGTGTCATTGATATTCCCTATGCGCAGCGCGATGAAAAGCGCCGAGTCGGTAAGGCCAAGAAGGGAAAATCCAACAAACCGATCAAGCGGAAGGTCAAGCCTGGGACCCAAACAACGGGCGACGTTGCCACTTGGCTTGAAAACAAATATGGTGTGATGGGGGCCTTTTCCGAGGCAAAAATGGACCAGATCACCAATGCGCTTACTGACTCAATTGAAGGCGCTATCGACAACTTGCTGATGGGGGCACCGGTGAGTGCTAATCCCTTCGCCTCCGCTGAATCAAAGATCGCCTCCATGTTCAAGGAGTTCATCCAGAACGCAGAGATTGAGCGCATGGGGATCCCCGGCGTGCCGACAGAGGCAGCCAAGAAAGGCGTCAATCACCGACTCAAGAAAAAGCGCGGCGAACGCCGGCCGTCCTTCATGGACACACACCTGTACAAGAATTCCGCCATTTCCTGGATTGACTGATGCCATCTCTTACCGAAACGTCCGCCGCCAAATCGCAGTTGGCGGCAGGGCTGGCCGAGGGCGTCAATAATCTATCGCAAGACCAGAAGATCAAGTTCACCAAGTACATGCGCTTGGTACTTCCGCTAGACGGCTATGTATTCTGGGTGAAGGCCGATCTTCTGAGCGACTCATCGCAGCTAGGTGGAGCCGCGATTGGGAAAGTTCCATTCGGCGTGCCGCGAGAGGTTTTAGAGGCAGCAAAAACCGTCGAGGTAATGGGTTCGTTGCACTACGATTCGTACACGGACCAGCGGGAAGATGAAACGCTCGGCGTGAATCGCGTGATTTTCACAGCGCTGAGCGAGATTCAAGAATTCAACATCATTGGTCCAACCGTGATGTATATCGGTGAATTCCAAGGTATCCGGTTCTCATTCAATCGGCGCCAGGAGTTCTACCAGCAGGCGGATTTGTACCACTACGTCGGGGATGCAATCTACCCGACCATGGAATCGCAGATCATTGATTCGATGAGCGGCTTTGATTCTAAGAACGTCATCGTTTCTGACAGCCTGCCGATCTGGCTGAGCCTGAACCAGATATGCCCGATGTATCCCTCGTTCTTGATTCCAGACAATTTGCGGCCACCATATGCCGCAGTTCACATTTTTCCAGACCAGACCAGGGCGATCCAAAGCGTCCCGATGTATGACCGCGACGGTTCGCATTACCAGTTGGTCGCCGACCGCGTGCGCATCACCCTGTACGGCATGCGAAATTTCAACGCATTGGACTTCCAAGATTACATCCTGGAATACATGAGCAACGATGAGAACGCTCTTGGGCTGATGAACATGCCGGTGATGCGTGATGAGAAGCGAACGCAATCTGAGCTCACCGTGATCGCTATGAAAAAGACGGTCGAATTCGAGGTTTCGTATTACCAGAGCCGCGTCAGGGATGCTGCGCGGCAATTTATTCTGAGCGCCATCCCGAACTTTTATTTCCAAGACTGACGGCAGATTTCTGCTGGATTCAAACCTTGCCCGCCTTGTGCGGGCTTTTTTATTTGAGGAACGACCATGCCCCAAGGAGCTCTGCCGTACAACAACGCGATCACCCCGACCGGTTATCGCTCCCCGCTACAGCTGGACGGTAGCAAGAACCTGCTGATCGGCACCGGCGCATCGAGCAAGTTGAACGTATCCGCTGCCACCGTCGTCAAGGCTGCGCCGGGTCGCGCATGCCGCCTGATCGTGCAGACTGCGCCTTCGGCAGGCGCCATCACCGTCAACGACACCACCACCACCGGTGCCGCCGCAGCAGCCAATCAGATTTTCACGATCGCTTTCGGCTCGGCCCCTGCCGGTTCCATTTTCAACCTGGATTTCCCCTGCTCTTCGGGCATCGTCATCTCGTCCGTCGGCACCGGAGGTGTGGTCGCTTTCTCGTATGTCTAACTGAGGCAGAAATGACGCAGATTGTACAAATCAACGTCTCGCAGACCGTCGCCCCGACTCCGAGTACGTTGCAACGCACTGGTGCGTTAATTTCTCAGGGTGGTACCACCCTGACACCCGGGGCAAAAACTCTCATCACGCAGTTGGCTGATCTGACGCCAATCCTGCAGACTCCGAAGGCCATCACATCGTTGGCATGGGCTACCGGTGTGGTCACAGTGACCACGACTGCCCCGCATGGTTACACCAATGGCACCACCATCGGCCTGACCATTGCTGGCGCAGCGCCGGCGGCCTACAACGGCTCTTTCCAGGCAACGATCACCGGCGCCAGCACTTTCACCTATCCCTTGGTCAACAACCCGGGATCGGCGACCGTGCAGGGTACCGTGGTCAGTTCTTCGGTAGCAGAACTCACTGCCATGGCAACGACGTTCTATGCCCAAGGCGCGGCGCTGTCAGTCTATGTGCTGGAGCTCGGCGCAGTTACCAATGCGGCAGCTGTCACAGCGCTCGGAACCTACATCGCCAACAATCCGGGAACCATCTATTCCTATGAGGTTCCCCGGGCCTGGGCCGATGAAGCCAGTTATGTGACCTTCGTGACGAATTACTCTTCGAATACCTCGAAGACCTATTTCTTCACCCGGGTGACCGAGGCGAATGAATCCAGTTTCCCGACCACTGTGAAATCGGTGTTCAAGATAATCGAAGCACCGACCATCCCGGCTACTGAATTCACGGCCGCGGCGCCACACTGGGTCACACTGAACTACAACCCCAGTCCAGCAAACCAGGTTACCCCGCTGTGCTTTGCTTATCTGCAGGGCGTCACCACTTTCCCCGCCACTGGCCCGCAGCAAACCACGTTCAAGGCTGACAATGTCAACTACGTGACCACGGGCGCCGAAGGTGGAATCAGCAATCTGATGTTGCTTTGGGGTCGCATGTCAGACGCTCGGCCGTTCAACTACTGGTACTCGGTCGACTGGGTGCAGATCAACCTGCAGCTGAGCATTGCCAACGAGATCATCAACGGTTCGAACAACCCGCTGGCACCGCTGTACTACAACCAGGCCGGCATCAACCGTCTGCAGGCCCGAGCGGCCAAGACCATGACCAGCGCTGTCAGCTATGGCCTGGCGCTTGGCCAAGTGATCACCACTGCTCTGCCGCAGGCCGAGTTCGTGCAAAACCTTGACGCCGGGAAATACGCCGGTCAGATCGTCATCAATGCGATTCCGTTCGCTGCTTATAGCGCACTGAACCCCAGCGATTACAAGGACGGCATCTATTCTGGCCTGTCCGCCGTCTACACCCCGGCGCGCGGCTTCGAGCAGATCATCTTCAATCTGAACGTCACTGACTTCGTTGCATAAGGATAAAACATGGCAACCAATCCTTTGATCGCACAAGGCACGCTGAACCGCCTGCGCGGTAGCGTCGTTGTGACTGACGTCCCGGAATTGAACGTGACCGCATCTTATCTGGGGAAAGCCGGCATTTCGCTTTCCCTGGATGGCGACGCAACCACCTTCATTCCCACCATGACAGGTGCCGTGACCTCGGGCGAGCCATATCAGATGGTCACCATGACCATCAACCTGCTGAAAACGCAGGGCCTGGCAAACCTGTACAAGCAGCGGGCAGAGAACCTGTCTACGCTGGGCGATCTGGTCATCACGCCTGACGCTTCCACCCTCGGAACCTATCCGCTGACCAATTGCGCTATTGGCAGCGTGCGGGAACTGAGTTTTGCCGGCGAAGATGCCGGCTATGTCGTCACCATCCGCGGCTACTACCTGATCAACAACAGTCTCTGGGACTTGACCTAAGTAGCCGCCCAAAATCACAGGGAGATTTTGAGTGAAAATCAATCGTAACCTCAACTTGGTCATGGAAGTGGACAACGGAGATTCCAAAATCTTCGTCCACTCCATGCCGATTTCTCGGCAGGTGTTTGATACCTACTACCTGCCGATTTCCAAGGCCTTCAGCGCCATTTACAGCCAAGGTCTGCACACGGCTGCCGGTCCGCGCGTGGCCAAGAACCTCCTGCGTGATGCGGCCAAAGATGTCGGCATCTGGGAGGGGCCGGAGGGAGTCGAGAATGGCCTTTTCAATGAGATCCGTCGGTTGACCAACGTCCTTGTTCCCATTTCGGGGAAGGGCTGGGAAACCATGGTCCTGGATCAGGCTATTAAAAACGGCCTGATCGATGAAGACCAGCTTTCGGAGATCGAAAACAGTGTCACTTTTTTTATTGTCGCCTCAGCCATGCATATGGCGAAGGAAAGAGAAGCGATTCTGACGGGCGCGGGGAATATCTGGGGCTGGCAAATTTCATCGTTGAATTGTACGGAGTTCGCGAAGTCCTTGCCGATATTGACCGAGGAAGAGAGTTCTGGCGAGACGGTTCAAGCATCATCCATTCCACACTAGACTGGATCTCCAACGAAGGCTTCCCGTTCTTTTTTGGGCATCAAGGGCTGGGTTTTGAATCAGCCCACGAATTCCGCCAACGTTATATGACTCGGGCTCATCGAGGGGGGTAGCATGTCGAATAAAAAAGTCATTGATATTGCCATCAATGATGGTGACTTCAATGCCTTCGTCAAAAAGTATCAGGAACTGCAGGAATCTTTGAAGTCCTCTCCCGAGGCATGGAAATCCTTCAACAAGGCCATGAAAGAGGCCACCAAAGAAGTGGCCCAAGCGGAGAAGCAAGAGCAAAAAGCTGAAGTACAAGCAAAAAAGGAGCAGCAGAAGGAGGCGTCCAGACAAGCCAAGGCTGCGCAAGACGCTCTGCGCGATGGCGAGAAAGAATCGCTGCGCTTAGCGCGCGAAAAGGAGAAATCTTGGCGCGAGATGAGCAAGAGCGCCGGGGCGTTCGCCAAGAATGTGGCGAGCTCCACAGTCTCCATCCTGAAATGGGCGGCGATCTCGGGCGGACTTGGCCTGCTTGGTGCCGGCGGCGGCCTTTTCGGCATTTCTAGCCTGGCGTCATCCGTTGGAAGCTCCCGTCGCTCCGCGCAGGGCCAGGGCATTTCTACCGCTCAGCAAAAGGCATTCGGCCTGAACTTTGGTCGTTATGTTGATGCCGATAGCAATCTTTCTCGCATCAACGAGGCAAAGAGCGATTGGGAAAAGCGCTGGGCCTTCGGCGCCATGGGGATTGGCCAGCCTGATGTCGATCGCAAAAACGCTGCGCAGCTCGGCGTCGAGATGGCGATTCGCGCCAAGGAAATTTTTGACCGCGGTGACCAGAGCCAGCAGTACGCCAAGTCCAACGGCTTGCTTGAGTTCTACACCATGGACGAGTTGAGGCGGCTGCATGCCACCTCAATGCAAGATCTGCGCGAGTCCAGTGAAGGATATGGACGCGACGTCTCCCGCCTGAACCTACAGGACGACACGCAGAAGACCTGGCAAGATTTCAGCATCCAGCTGTCGCGTGCTGGCGAGCAAATCCAGAACGTTTTCGTCAAGGGCCTGACGCCTCTGATTCCGCAGCTCAACAAGCTTTCGGACTCCTTCGCCAATGCGCTTTCTGACATTCTGCAAAATCCGAAGCTGACCAAGTGGGTTGATAACTTGGGCGGCGGTATTGAACGATTCTCGAAATATCTGCTGTCGGACGAATTCCAGCGAAGCGCGGATCGTTTTGTGACAGCGATTGGCGCATTGGCGGATGCGACGGTTGGCATTCTTGAGTTTTTCAATGTCTTGCCGTCATCAAAGAAGCCTGCACCGCCAAAGACCAGTGGTGGATCTGAGCCGACGCAAGATGAGGCGAAGAAAGCCGGATTCGCACCGCGATGGTGGAATTTCAATGGCGCCTTTGATCCCACTTACCAAAAGTGGAAGCAGGGGCGTCAAGTTGAAGGATCGGTGCCGATCGCGTCCGGCGATCAGCAGAAATACTTGTCCGAGTTGGAGAAGAAGTATCGCCTGCCATCCGGCATCATGGATAACGTCTGGCTAGCCGAATCAAGCCGCGGCAAGAAGATGCTTTCTTCTGCGGGAGCGCAAGGCCATTTCGGCTTCATGCCTGCCACACAGGCTGAATATGGCCTAAAAGACCCCAACGACTTCAACGAGTCGGCGGACGCGGCCGCGCGGAAGATGCGCAATCTACTGCGCTATTTCAATGGCGACAAAGAGAAAGCCGCCGCAGGGTACAACTGGGGCGAGGGTAACGTTTCTCGCCAGATTCGGAACTATGGTGATCAGTGGAAAGATCATCTTCCCACCGAAACCAGCGACTACATACCAAAGGTCACCCGAAACACCGGGCCGGTAGTGGTGGAAATTCGAAACAACACTGGTGGCAGCGCGATCGTCACCACTAACCAATTGGCATATTGATGAGCACAGGGCGCACTTTATTTAAGCTTGGCTATGAGGTGTCGCCCATCATCTTCACCAATGGTATTGCCAGCGCAATTCCAGGCAATATGCTTCCCATCATCTCGATCACGGAAGCGGCGAATTTCACGTTGGGCCTGCTCAATGGCGCGGATCAAAGTCTGGACACTTTTTTTGCTCATTTCCGCCCATTGCCAGGAGCCACGCTGCAGAACAACCAAGTCGGTAAGTATCCCTTTGCCAGCCAGGAAACCGCTGCCAATGCGGTCATTACACAGCCTTTGAGTGTTTCGCTTGTGATGACGTGTCCGGTGCGCGCGGTCGGAGGCTACACGTCCAAATCGGTAACCTTAACAGCCCTCAAAAAGGCCATTGATATACACGTGGCCTTGGGCGGAACCTTTATCGTGGCCACCCCCTCCTATATTTATCAGAATTGCATTCTGACGAATTTGCGGGACATTTCCTCGGGAGAAAGCAAGCAGGCGCAGACAGACTGGCAGTGGGATTTTGAGCAGCCGCTTTTGTCCCTGCAGGATGCCCAAAAATCGCAAAGTGCGCTGATGCAAAAAATCAGTTCAGGCACGGCGATTGATGGCACTCCCAGCTGGTCCGGCTTGGCGACAAGCGTAGGCAGCCAGGTCAGCGGGCTTGCATCCAGCGTGGTGCAGAACGCTCAGAACCTGGTCGGGTCGGCAATTACGAGCGCGGTATCTCTGCCCTCGGTGACGGTAAATCAGATCCCATGACGACACTCGTAACCTTCGCCCCGACGCAGTCTGCCTCGTTTCAATTCCAGGCCGTATTTGATGATACGGCCTATACCGTGGTCGTCACGTGGAACCTTTTTGGGCAGCGGTACTACGTCAATGTCTACACGGTGACTGGCACGCTTATTTACTCATTGCCCTTGATCGGCTCGCCTCAGAACTATGATATTTCGATGAATGCGGGGTACTTCGCCACCACATTCATCTATAGGACACAGAACCAACAATTCGAAATCGGTAACTGATGCGCTATTACGATATCCTCATTTCCGACCCGGATACTGGATCGACCGTCAGGCAATATACGTCGTACAAGAACGGGAAGAGCGACCCGAATGCGCTTCTGGTGGAAATGGATCTGCCGGTTGCGCCATTCAATACTCCTTACGGGAATGCATTTGCCCGGGTTTGGGGAATTACGCGCAACGATATTAGCCAGGCCACCGACCTGAACGGGAAGCGGATTACCATTTCTGGCGGCATGCAGAAGGGGCTACCGCTCGCGAATCCGGCGCAGTCTGGCGTCCTTGTTCAGGGAGTCATACAACAGGCGTTCGGGAACTGGATTGGTGTTGACATGACGCTTGATATCGTCATTTCCACTGGCACCGGATCGTCAGTGGCACCGCGGAACATCGTTTTAGACTGGAAGGCCGGCACGCCATTGTCGCAGGCGATCGCCTCCATGCTGTCGGCAGCATTTCCAGGGTATCAGCAGCAAATCTCCATTGACTCTCGTTTGATCCTGGCCAGCGATGACCCTGGATATTACGAATCGATGGAGCAATTCGCGGCCTACATCAACGGCCTGAGCAAGAGCATCATCGGCGGAACCTATGGCGGCGTGAGCATCTACTTGCGCGAGAAGACATTCTTTGTCTATGACGCGCCGGACAGCACAAAGCCGCACCAGCTGCAGTATCAGGACATGATCGGGCAGCCGACCTGGAAGAATCCCGGACAGATTCAGGTGACGCTGGTCATGCGCGCGGACCTGTCAATTAATGACTACGTCAAATTGCCGCCGTCCATCATCACGACGACGGCCAATGCGCTGCCAGCGTACCGCAAGAAGAGTATTTTTGACGGGGCCTATCAGGTGGCAGCAATTCGGCATGTCGGCAATTCCAGGCAGCCGGACAAGGAATCTTGGGTGACAGTGATAGACCTCAATCTGATCGCATAAATGTCTGACAACAGCAAAAAAACACCGCTCGGGCAATCACTCAACACGTTTGCCCAGAAGAAGGTTGCAGATGCCATCCAGGTGCTGGGGAAGGCGCTCCCTTGCTCTGTGGTCTCGGTCAGTGGTGCGATTATCACGGTCAAGTTCGAAATCAATTCGAGTTTTACCCTGCCAGAAGTCACGATACCCCTCTTCGGCCCGGAATACATCCGATACCCGATCAAGGCTGGCGATAAAGGGATGGTCCTGCCGGCCGATACCTACCTCGGTGGCGTATCTGGACTAGGTGGCGGCGTGGCGGATCTGACGCAGCGCGGAAACCTCAGCGCGCTGGCGTTTCTGCCGTTGGCAAATACAGAGTGGTTTTCGGTTGACCCTAATGCAGTCACGATTTACGGGCCCAATGGGGTGGTGCTCATGGACCAGGCCAGCTCCTGCACATTTGTGCTGACGCCGGAGAGCATCACGATGGTAGCGCCGAATAGTGTCAAGGCGACGTCTGGCGGCACGACGATGGAATTGACGCCAGCAGGATGGTCGATTAGTGGCCCGTCGGGGAATATTCAGGACGGCACCAATCACACATCGCCGGCGATCATGAACGCTGCCTGGATTGCCCTCGTTACTTGGGTCAATGCCCATACCCACACCTCGGCATCTCCAGGTAACCCGACAAGCGCGCCAATCTCCCCATTCACTGGATCGTCAATCGCACCGAGCTAAATATGCGGACATACGGAAGACTTGTACAGCCTGACGGCTCCTATAAATGGGTCGAGGTCACCACGGATGCCAATGGGTTTGATGATGATGTCTGGGTAACGACGCTGATCCAATGCCTGAAGCTGTCAATAGGAGAATCCCCTTTCTTTGCCAACTATGGCATCCCGGCTCAGCGCAGCGTGATCCAGCAGATCTTCCCGAACTTCTATGTGACCCAGACCCAGACGCAGTTCAGCCAGTATTTTGCGAGCCTGATTGTTTCGATCGTGAATTCGGCGACGCCGACGTACAACATCAACGTCACCAAGAACCAGGGTGCGAAGCTGGCTATCAGCATCCCTGTTTAGGGTGGACATCAGATAAACAAGGCGCCTTCGGGCGCCTTTTTCTTTGCCGAGAACGATGAGCATCCCAATTGTTATGACAAAAGCAGGGCGGACTAACCAGACGCCAGATGCTCTAAATCAGCAGATCATTGATGCGGCGACCGCCCTAAGCCCGGGCCTGACGGCAAACTTGCCCGGCTCGTTGATCGAGGACATTTCCAGCACCGAAACGGCCGCGGCGCTCGTCTCGGATGCTGCAGTGACTGAGCTGATCAATTCCATTACCCCATATGGCGCGAACCCCTTTTTACTGAATCAGCTTGGGGTGCTGTACCTGGGAGCGCTCAATGGTGTCCAAGGTGGTACGTCGACCAACAGCGTCAATGTAGTGATCAGTGGCCCGGCCGGATTCCTGATCGCTGAAGGCTTTACCGTATCCGATGGAACCTATCAGTACGTCGTGCAAGATGGCGGGATTATCGGATCAGGTGGACAAAGCCCTTCGCTTTATTGCCTTGCGACCCAATCCGGGTCTTGGGCAATCCCTGCGAATTCGGTAACACAGATTGCAACTTCGGTTCCCTCTGGGATCGCTCTGACAGTTACCAACCCGACTACTGGCACTCCGGGTGCACAAGCCGAAACCGAAGAGGCTTACCGCGCGCGCGTGCTGATGGCAGGGATTGCCTCTGCCGAAGGAATGGCCACGTTTTTGAAAACCCAACTCCGGAAGGTGTCTGGCGTGCAAGCTAGGCTCGTTTCTGTGCGTCAGATCACCGGCGGCGGTTGGGAAGTCATTTGCGGAGGGGGCGACCCGTACCAAGTCGCCTATCAGATTTACAGTGCGCTTTTTGACGTCTCAACGTTGACCGGCTCAGTGCTGAGTGTTGAAAGTATCACCAAGGCCAATCCTGGCGTTGTCACCACAGATCTGAACCATGGATTTTCCAATGGTCAGGTCATCAACATTGCTGGCGTCGTTGGAATGACTGAGGTCAACAATACGCCGCTGACAGTTACCGTGTTGACCGAAAAGACATTCAGCATTGGGAACACGTCAACATTTGGCAATTATGTCACTGGCGGCGTTGTCACCCCAAATTTGCGCAATCAGCTGGTGTCGATCAATGACTACCCTGATACCTACGTCATCCCATATGTGATTCCGCCTCAGCAGATCGTCACGCTGTCGCTGACATGGAATACCTCATCGACCAATTTCATTTCGCCGGCAGCGGTTGCCCAGCTGGGGACGCCTGCGCTGGTGAGTTACATCAACAGCATCCCAGTCGGGGCTCCGATTAATGTATTCGAACTGCAGAACGCATTTCAAGAAGCGATCGTTTCGGTTGTCCCTACGCCGCTGCTGACTCGCATGGTGTTTTCTGTGTCGATCAATGGAATCGGCGTCTCGCCGTCGCCAGGCACCGGAATTATCGCCGGCGACCCTGAGTCATATTTCTTCACCAATGAGTCGGGGACCGGCATCACAATCACTCAGGGGTGATACGTGCTCACACAAACCATTCCGGCATACTTGTACACGCAATATGCCGACGATCAAGATCTGCAGGCCTTTGTGCAAGCGATCAACAACCTGCAGCAGCAGTATGTTGATTTGTTCAACTCGTTGAATTTGCCGATTTATACCGGAGACGCAATCAGCGGGGACTTGCTGGACTGGGTGGCAGAAGGTCTTTATGGAATCACGCGACAGCCGCTTCCAAGCGGCAGTAGCCATGCCATAGGGCCAATTGCGACGATCCCGTTTGGGAAATACCCATTTGGGATGTACAAGCTTCTGGGGCCAGCAAACTATTACGTCACCAATGATGATGTGTTCAAGAGAATCATTACTTGGCATTTCTTCAAAGGCGATGGGAAGGTTTTCAATATCCGCTGGCTGAAGCGACGAATCATGCGGTTCCTGAATGGCGTCAACGGCACCGATTACAACATTGATCAGACATATCAGGTAAGCGTCACGTTCGGCACCGGGAACCAGGTCAATATCCGCATTTTGTCGGGCTTTACGAAATACATCAATGGAGCAATCGGAACCTACGCTTTCGGCACCCAGGCGTTTGGGAGAGCCAATCTTCAAATTCAGCATCTGACGCCTATCCAATTGGCGCCAATTCTAAAGTCAGCGATACAAGCCGGCGTATTGGAGCTCCCGTTCCAATACACCTACATCGTCACCGTCTGAGCAAATAACCACGTTCTGAGCCGCCCGCAGAAATGCCGGCGGCTTTTTTATTTCTATTCTCGGGAAAGACATGGCCCTCACGCAAATCTTTGCCAATCAGGCTCAAAGCACCTTGGCCGGTGCAATCACCCCTAGCTCACTTACCGCTAATCTGTCTCCCGGTACTGGCGCGCTCTTCCCGTCGCCCGGCGCAAACCAGTATTTCACCATGATCTTCAATGATGCGGCCACAGGCCTGATCTATGAAGAAGTCTGGGTAACTAACGTTACCGGCGACACGATCACCATGATTCGCGGCCAGGAAGGCTCCACCGCGCTGAACTGGACCGCCGGCGATATCGCTTTTAATGGTTGGACTGCAGGCAGCGCGAACAACTTAGTACAGGCAAGCCAAGCACAGTCAAACGCATTTGTCTACGCGGCAGACACTGGTGGCGCGGCCAACGTCTACGCGATTGCTTTAACTCCATCAATGCAGACTGGCATTGATGGGGCAATTGTATATTTCAAGCCCGCCCATACCAATACCGGGGCAAGTACGTTGACGGTGAATGCTGGTACCAGCTATAGCCTGTTGGGCTCGGCGCATTCTTCCCTGCAGGGCGGTGAGGTTTTTGCAAATGGCTTTGCTGCCGCTGAATTTAATTCCACGCTCGGCGCCTATGTTCTGTTGTATTGCACCGGCGGATCTCAGCAAGTCGCAGCCGCATCAGCATCAAATCAAGCGGTCCGCTTCGGTCAAGTGTCTGGCGTGGTTGGCCAGTCTCGCAACCTGAATATGAACGTCGGAACCGCATCGGCCACTGCTACTTTGACCGCTGATGAGATCGTGGTCGAGACGGCTCTTGGCGGCCTTCGCTACTGCTTGGGCAGCTTTAACCAGTCCATCAACCTGGCGACGACCGGAGCCGGTGGCATGGACACGGGCAGTGCGCCGACTAGCGGGTATGTCGCAATCTACGCGATCTACAACCCGACCGGAAACACACGCGCGCTAATGGCCGTGAATGCTTCTTCCACTGCGGCGCCATCTATTTATGGTGGCAGCAACATGCCGGCCGGCTACACAGCTAGCGCGCTGGTAAGTGTTTGGCCGACCACCTCCGGGGGCTTGCTTGGCTTGGCTAACCAGACTGATCGCGTAATCGAGACTCAGGCAATTACTGCATTGAATACGACCACCCAGTATTCAAGCTATACATCCGTGTCAACAGGGACTTCTATCCCATTTAATGCGAGAACCATTTTTGGTACGCTCGCAATTGGTTCAGCAGGAACAAGTGGAGGAACTATTAATATTGCTTCGACTGCCAATGGTGTCGGGAGTGTTACATTCAGCCAAAACACTACCAGTGGTGGTGCAACCCCATTCCTCTTGTCACTACAAGCTGCGCGCACATTCTTCATTAATAATGTTAGTGCACAAGGAGGCGCTACATTTAGTGTTTCAATTTCTTCATATGCTTTTTGAGGAGCATACTAGTGACAACCTTATATGTTCAGTTTTATGACTCATCGGAACAGGAAATAATTGCCCTGTTTGGCGGCCCTCAAGACCCTGATGTTTTTCCAAATCAGGGTACTGTTGATACAAGCGATACTCGCTGGAAAGCTTACTATGATAAGCAAGATGCATTCATAAAAACACTTTTGCCAAAACCAGATTGAAAATTGAAGTCGTAGAATTCTGCATCATTGATTTTCGATTCCGGCGCGTATATTCAGTCTTATACCAGGCTTGAAATGACACAAGACTAGGTTTTCGATTTCCTTTACCACGCCCGAGCAGAGTTCGATGGAAGTCTCCGGATACCATACGCTGCTCTTGTCGAACAACAAAAGCAGATCAGTTTTCCCTTGAAGCAGTGCGACTGGTTCCGGAGCAGTTCTATCGTAAAAATGCTTCCCGCTGGCTAGTTGGTATTCGGGGAATTGCCACCATCCGCTGGTCAGTACCTTTTCTGGAGCTGCCTTGATGACCGATGCCATGCTCAGCGCGCGTTGGTCAGCGGGGAACGTTTGAAAATCCGACCTGTTTAATGCAAGAAGTTGGCTCACTTGATCCGGATTCAAAGCCAGGGCCTTCCGTATGTCTTTCTGAAAAAGTTGCGGTACGACTAGAAAAAGAATGGCTGCGATATAGAGAACTGGCAAGCTACCAGAGCTCAATAATTTTCCGTTACGTTCCTTCATCTCTTCCAGCTTTTTGGAGGCGACCCAGGCACCGGCCAGCAGCAGAGGAAAGAAGATCGGTATTGCTCGGCGCTCATACATGCCGGAAATCAGGAGACAGGCGATCAAGAGGACGAGCGGGCTCCAGAATAGGGAGAACGTTAAGAGCAATCCGATCGCGATGAAGATCAAAGGCAAGGTCACTGCGTTCGAAAACGAACCGAAATGAAGCATCATTTCTTTTGGGGACGTTGAGCCCTGCCAAAAGTGATGCTCAATAAATTTCCAAAGGCCGGGCGCGCTCGGCGGGATTTCCGCGCTGCCAGCGTGTGCAAACTTCACCATGATCTGCGACATGAAGGTGGAGAAGTAGAATTCCGCAACGAATACCGCGAGCGCGATGATGCTCACTTGGATCGCTCGCACAGTGGTCGATTTGAAATTCGGCCAAGTCAGTTTCGGATCATGAGTGGCGCAAGCACCAAACGCGAGAAAGGGAACCACGATCCCGCTGATCAACTTAGTAGTGGTGGAAAATCCGAAAAATAATCCGGCCATGACGATAGCCGCGGCATCCGATCTGGCGGCGGTGCGATTGCTCAGCGTATGCAGGCCGAGAATCACGAACCCCATGGCGGTGATCTCCCCCATAAACGAAGTCAACTGATCGGAGAAATTCGCGCTCGTAAAGACGATCGTGATACACAGCAACCAGGCCGCCGGCGAATACTTCTTCGCAGCGTAAAAAAATGCTGCCGCTACCAACGTCAAGGTGAGTGCCAGGCCCAGGCGGTTACCGAAGACCGAGAGCAGAAGGGCGCATAGATATTGAAGCGGACCATTGGTTGTGACGCGGTAATCGTGGATATAGCCAGGGTTGTATGTGGACGAATAGACCAGGTCACTTGCGATGCTCTTGGCGATCTGCAGGTTGAACGCAGCGTCGTAGCTGAGCTCTTTTGTCATTGCCGTTACAAATACGCAGATCAAGGCGAAAAGCGACAGGAGGATAAATCCGACATTGATGAAGCGTTCCGTTTTTATCGATCTTGTGATGGATGTCATTAAATGCTTTCGTCCGAATTTGTAAGGATTAGCAGGTAGGTTAGGGGCGACATCTTAACATTTTGCTGTTTTTTCAATGGCCCGCCTTGAGCGGGCTTCTTCATTTTTGGGGGCTGAATGCCAGAACCAACAACCAGCGCGGCGACGGGGTACGCCGTTGCTGTGGGCACGGTCACGCTGACCGGATCGTTTCTCGGACTGCAGTATGACCTGCTGCTGGCCGGGATTTTCGGGGGCTGCGTGGCGCTCTCGTTCACGCGGCAGACGCCGCTGCTGCGCATGGCCATCACGCTGATCACCAGCGCCTTGGTGGCGGCCTATGGAGGTCCGGTGGCCATGGCCTGGGCCGCGCAGTCGTCCTTCTTCGAGTGGACGGCCAAGATTCCAGAACAAATGCGCTTCTTCAGCGCTTTCGCCATCGGGGTGTGCTCGCAGACGTTGGTGCCACTGGCGCTGCAGCAGCTGCAAAGTCGATTCGGAGGGGGTAATCCACAACCGGGAGCGCCCCAATGACAAACCATTACCTGCTGATCATCAATCTCGTAGCCGCCGGCCTGATCCTGGCGCACGCCGTATGCGCGCTCAACAAGATGAACGCCGGTGCTGAGCACCATTCTGATCGGCTGTTTTTCTCGTTGGTCGTGGCTGGTGAAAGCGGGATCCTGCTCGGCCCATTGTTCGGCTACTTGGTGAGGCCTGAAATGGCCTACGTGGTGCTGAACGTTGGTTTTGCCGGCCTCTATGCTGTTCCCTGGCTGTACGTAGCCGCGCGCGACCGCTTGAAAGGACGAATTCCATGGACCTCACGATAGACCAGCTGCGCCAGATCATGCCCGCCTCGATGCGGGCATCGTCTTTTCTGGGGCCGCTGAACGCCGCGATGCGCGAGTTCGGCATCAATACCGCCCAGCGCCAGGGCATGTTCCTGGCCAACGTCGGGGCCGAGTCCGGCCAGCTTTCCACGCTGGTGGAGAACTTGAGCTACAGCGCTGACCGGATCCGCCAGATCGGTAATGCGTCACCAGCAGGATCACGCTGGCGCTCGCTGGTGCCGCGTGCGGCAGACCTGGCCGGAAACCCCGAGCGCATGGGCAATGCAGTCTACTGCAACCGAATGGGAAATGGCGACGAGGCCAGCGGGGAAGGTTTCCTGTATCGTGGCCGGGGCCTGCTGCAGACCACCGGCAAGACGAATTACATGGCCCTGATGATGGCCCTTGGCATTGACTGCGCAGTTCACCCAGAACTGCTGGAGCAGCCAGAAGGTGCGGCGCGCGCTGCCGCCTACTACTGGCACGCCAACGACCTTAGCGAGTATGCCGATGCCGGCGACTTCGACGGGGTGTGCGACATCATCAACATCGGGCGGAAGACTGCCGCTGTGGGTGATTCCATGGATTACGCCAAGCGCTTGGCCATCTACAAGAACGCGAAGCAGGTGCTGTCATGATGGACGTCCTCGGAATGCTGCGTATCGTCCCATCCTGGTGCTACTGGATCTTGGCCCTGGTGGCGCTGTGCCTGGGCTGTGAGATCCACGGCGCAGGGCGCGTGCAGGCAAAGTGGGACGCGCAGGTGAAACAGCAGGCGGCCGCCGCCGAAGCTGCGCTGGAGCTGCGGCGCGAACAAAACCGGGCCATCGGCGCCGAGCAGGCGCTCAAGTCGGCCCAGATCCAGAAAGGCTATGATGATGAAATGGCAAAAGTGCGCGCTGATCTGCGCAATTCTGAGCGGCTGCGCCTCGGTGCAGCCTGGTGCGACGGTGGCACTCCCGGAGCCGCCCAAGCCGGAAGCCCCGCCGGCGGCGATGCAGGCGGTGCCGCCGGCCGGTCACTTCCTCCAGAGCTGGACAGCGCTGTTCGCGCGCTGATCGGCGAGGCTGAAGAAGCGGCAGCCACCGCGCGCGCCGCGCAGCAGTTCATCCGAGAGAACGGCATGGCCCCGCCGTGA